GTAATGAAAGGTAATAAACTTGTAAAAGAGTGGAAAGTTACTTATTTTAACAAAGCTATTTATCCTACTAACTTTAAAGAATATGGTATTGATTATACTTATTATATTTCTAAAGCTAAAGAATGGATTAATGACATACAACAAATAGGACAAATAAAATTATTATGACAATAACAAAACAATTAGAAAGCTTTAACAAAGAAGAGTTAAACTTTCTTTATGAAACAATTCTTGAGTTAGCTGAATATGGTAGAGATAAGTATGATCAAGCTAAATCAATGGCTAAATTTATGAAAGATTTTTCTGATTTAACTCAAGCTCATTTTCCTGATGCTACAGCAAAAATAATTAATCTTGATGAAGATTCAAAAGAATTAACAAATGATAAATTAGTTAAAATAAAAGAAGAGTTAGATAAATATGAAAACTTATTATCTAAAATTAAACCGTTAATTGATATTATAAATGAAAAAGATTGAGTTTGATCAAGATAAATTTACTAAGTTTAAAGAGGATTATAATAATGCCATTAGGGAAGGAGCTGAAAGCTTCTTCTTTGATGGTAATCAATTCTTAGTAAGTTATGCAAAGTATTTAATAGAATATTTAAATGCAGATTACGAATGACACCAAAAGAAAAAGCAGAAGAGTTAGTAGATAAGTTTAGAATGAATGTTTTAGACTATGAAGGAAGTGGATTGAACACATTTAAAGCCAAACAATGTGCTTTGATAGCAGTTGATGAGATAATTGAACAAAATAATATTTGGATAAAACATACAGGTAAAGGCACTAATAATTATTGGCAAGAAGTTAAAACAGAAATAGAAAAGTTATGAAAAATAATACACAGATAGATGAAACTAAAATTACTCGTTTAGAAGTAATTAATCATGCTACAGATAATCATCCTATTGGTAGATTATTAACTCTATACAAAGAATTAGATGATTTTGATCATATTGAATTAAGTGTTCAAGATGGAGGTAAAACATTAAAAATATTTTTAGTACGAAAAAATGAGCAACTCTAATAAACAAACATCAGTAGAATGGTTAGTAAGCAAACTTCCTCAACGGATGCTAAATTACCTTCAAGAGGAAATTGAACAAGCCAAAGCAATGGAGAAGGAGCAGATAATGAAAGCAGTTTATGATGCTATGGGAACTAACTTTGACCCTAATATGGGAAGAGCAGAACAATACTACAAAGATAAATATGGAAAATAAACAAACAGCAATGCAAAAATTACTTTTGCAATTGAAAGAGGAAAGAAGAAATATCCCAATGGATATTGAATGGGATAGATGCTATCAAGCAATTGAAATGGTTATACAAAATACATACTTACCAATTGAGAAGGAGCAGATAATAAATTCCCATTTGTTAGGTTTAATACATCCATTAGAAATTGAGGCAACAAAACAAGCAGAACAATACTACAACGAAACATACGGAGGTGACAAATGAACAAAGAATTTATACCATACGAACAAGCATTAGAACTTAAAGAACTTGGATTTGATGAACCTTGTTTTGGTTGCTATGATGAAAAAAGAGTGTTTGGACTTACAGTTATGAGTATTAAACAATATTATACTAATAGTAAAGAAGATACTTGGAATTGTTCAGCACCACTATACCAACAAGCATTTAGATGGTTTAGAGAGAAGTATGGGTTACATAATTATGTCTATAAAAATGTAGCAGGTGCTGATTTTTGGGGCTATTATACTTGGAAAACAGGTGGAACAAGTCCTTATAATTCTTACGAAGAAGCAGAACTTGCTTGTCTTGAAAAACTAATTGAAATAGTAAAAGGAGGTGACAATGTTTAACAACAATCAAATTCAAAAAGTAGAAATAGACCAAGAGAAGAAAAAACTTTATGTCTATTATGTTCAGGACAATTCTCATCTAACGAGCTATCCACCACCACCTCCAAGTTATTACAGAGATGTTTTTTCTTTTGATAATTTGGAGTTTATTGAAAAGGAATACGGACAGGTAGAACGCGCATTTGAAAAAATAACATACGGAGGTGACAATGAGTAAATTATTAAAAGTAAATGATTGTGTGATTAATGAGTATGGTCATGTAGGTTTATTAGTAGAAATTAATTATCCAAATGAAGCAGTTGTAGATGTATTAAATTATAACTTAATTGACGATTTAGATTATTGTGATATTAGAAAATGTAGACTTGCCACAAAAGAAGAAATTATAAACTCTATTAATTTAAATAAACTCAATGAATAAAATAGCATGTATAGACGTAGATCATATTTTTTACCTCAGTTTGACTGGGGAGAAAATACTAGATGAAAATGGTGAACCTATCAAAGTAGATGGTAAATTTACTTACAGAGAAAGAACATTTGAAGAAAGCTGTAAAGTAGCTGATGATTACATTACTAATATTTTAAATGTAACAGAATCAGATGGTTACATAGGATTTTTTGGTGGTAGTTCTAAATATAGAAAAAATATATATCCTGAATATAAAGCTAATCGTAAAGATTTAGAACCGTTAAAAAATCTTACAGAAATGAAGAGTTATTTAGCAGATAAATGGAACTTTGAGTGGTTAGGAAATTCTGAACAACAAAAAGAATTATTTAATTGCGTATATGAAACAGATGATTATGTAGCTAGTTTTGTTAAACAAACACCAGATAGTTTTATAATTAGTCCTGATAAAGATTTGTTAGGATTAGAAGGAAATCATTATAATCCTAAGAAAAATGAATGGGTAACAATTGATGAAATAACAGCTTATTATAATTTTTGGAAATCTATGGTCTGTGGTGACACAACTGATAACATCAAAGGATTACCTGGTCGAGGCGAAGCTTATTTTAAAAAACTGGAAGATTCTTGGATTGGAGTAAACTCGTTACCTGATACTTATATAGAAGGTAAAGAAAAATATTCAGTTAAAATTGATATATCACAAAAGATATTATATGAGTATATTTATATGTTTGGTGAATATGGAGGTATACAAGAATTTTACAAAAACTATATGTGTCTAAAAATAAAAAATGATTTAAATGTTAGTGGTTTTGAACCTGTAAAATGGGAAAATACAACTATAGAAGAACAAAATTATGATATTACCTAACGATCATTCAAGATGTACTGGTTATACAGAAGACGGTCATCAATGCCATATGAAGCAAAATTGTAAAAGATATTTAGCTTATACATTAGATAGCAAAGATAATGTTTGGGTTACAAATGCTCCAGATTGTATTAAACGAACACCATTAAATTGTCCACTTAAAATAATAGCTAATAATGAGGTATAATGTAACATTTACTCTTAAAAAAGAAAAAGAAGAAATTAAAATGTTTGAGGTTGTTGACAATAATAGTAACGATAGGACTAGAATACTTTCTTATTTAAATAAGAAATATCCTGATTACAAAGTAAGTATCCAAAAGATAAATCAATCTTTAAATGGAAAAATAACAAATACATGATAGTTGAAAAAAGCCAAAGAAAGGCTTTAGAAATCAAATATAGTGGTAGGTCAACAGATTATCTTACACCTACTATTATATTTGGTTGTGGTTTTCAATGTTTATATTGCTATTGTAAAAGACATAAAGTTGATGGATTAAGTATAGCTACTAATTTAGGGGATATACTTACAGAAGTTAACAATCATGCATATTTTACAATAATAGATAAACCAAATCAAACTCATTCTGAATATACAACGTATGACATAGGCTGTAACTCCGATATGGCTTTGCATACCAAGCATTATGATTGGAAAAGAGTATTTGATTTTTTTAAAAATCATCCTAAAGCTATGGGTAGTTTTGCTACCAAATATGTAAACAAAGAACTTTGTACGTACAATCCAGAAAAAAAGATACGTATAAGGTTTAGTCTAATGCCTCAGTCTTATTCAGATTTATTAGAACCAAATACTAGTAAAATAAATGAAAGATTAGAAGCAGTAAAAATGTTTCAAGATGCTGGTTATGAGGTACATCTAAATTTTAGTCCTGTAATTGTATGCTTTAATTGGCTACAAGAATATGAACAATTGTTTAAAGATGTTAGAGAATATGCAGTAACATATGATTGGGATAATGATTCCGTTAAATGTGAGGTAATATTTTTAACTCATAATGTTAACAAACATGAACATAATCTTCAGATTAATCCTGTTGCTGAAGAACTTTTATGGAAACCAAACATTCAAGAAGGTAAAATATCTCAATATGGCGGAGAAAACATTAGATACAATCATAAATTTAAAGCTCAGTATATTAGGGAATGGACTGAACTGCATGACAAAATTATTCCCTGGAACACTATAAGATATATATTTTAATATGAAAAACAATTTATTTGACAAATTAAAACCTGAATATAAAAATATATTTGAGGAAAAACTAAAAGGAGAATATCCTAATTATACAAAAACTATAACAGATTATCTTAAAAAAGAAGAGTCTGTTATTAACGTAACTTATATGGTAGCAGGAATGATTTGTTCTATGTTAGGTGTACAGTTAACTCAGTTTTTGCTAATATTTGAAGATGAAGATGTTACTCCTAAAAAAGAATATTGTGACACATGTGAAGGTGAAGGAGGATTTACTTTATCAAGTTGCTGTGGTGCAGAACCAAGATCTAACGGAGATATGGATACTAAAGATATAGGTATTTGTCCTGAATGTGGTGATCACTGTGATTATGATATGGAATGTGAAGATTGTAATGGAACAGGTTATAAAAATTAATATGAAAACATTAGAAGAAAGATTCGGTAATTGGTGGAGATTAGTTAAGAATGAGGTTGATAA